CTAAGTAACTTGCTACAACATGAAGTCTATCTATAGTTCCTGCAGTCACCTTTAAAATTTCATTCTCCATCACAACCAAAGGTTGCTCTAATAACTCTACAGTGGCGTTTGATGCAACGCTCTTTGTTTTATATACACTAAAAACTGCACTTGCACTATTAGTAATTGTCAAAGTAATGGTATCAGCACTGCCACTATCATTTGAAATTATTATGGATTTAAATATTCCAGTATGAGCCGCAGGAGCAGTGTATAATGTTGTTATATTTGTACTTGTTAAATCTAGCTTTGCATTTTTATAATTATTAGCCATTAAACCAACTCACTGCTTCTGCTTTATTTTCTGCATCTAATGTCGCAACTGAAGTTGTAAAATCATTTGCAATTTGTTGTTGTTCCAACGCTGACGATAAATTTTGTTGAAATGTTATAACCTCATTAAATTTATTTAAAAAATCAATTGGTGGTGCTGGAGCAGTCATTTTTCTTGGTGGACTAGGCAATCTGATCATCTTAGACCATCCTTTCTAGCGTTAACTCTGAAATCTCCTAACAACCATTGATCTAATGTTCCATTGCTAAAGAATTTTATTGCCATCTGTCTTCCTTTAGCTCTAGTGCTAATTTTTTGTGTTTCAGAAGTAACAGTAAAATCACCCTTTATAGTTTCTGGAGCATTTGGATATTTTCTAGTTTTTAATTGTAGATACAAATTTGTATCGCTATTCATTGTAGCATCTGGAATGACTCTATCTACAATAGTTAAATTTTCACCCACATTGTCTAATTCAAAGTCACCAGACTCTATATGTGCATTCATTGCACTGCCATTGTCACTTGTTCCAGTTTCATGGTTATATAATTTTCCATCTGCATCAAAAGCAAAAGGAACTTTTCTAAATCCTTGAGCATCATGCCAAATATTTCTATCTAGCGTTCCTATAGTCCAAGCTCCATCAGCATAATTGAATGTGACATAACTGTCTGGCTCTGGGTTGTCTACTACAAGATTATCTTCACTAACATAAAACCAAGTAACTTCATTGTATTTTTTGTTATGCCCAGCGTATATCTTATCGAAATATCTTGTCTGCATTCTATCAAATACAAAATATTGGACTGAACAAGGTAGCTCTGCTACTGCACCATTGTAAATAAAGAAATTGCTTTTGCCTATCCAATACACATCACCATCAACATTGGCAGAGCCATGCAATGCTACTGCTCCACAATTAACTGCTAACAATCTAAATGAGAATGTAAAGGGCGGCCCAACAAAGGTCATACCATATACTGCTTCATCAGTTTGTATAAACATTTCATCTTTTGTTGGGGTCATGCTAATAATTTTAGAGCCTACTTCAAGTCTTTGATCACCAGCAGTGTTTGTTGACGTTGGGGTAAATACTGCAAAATCTTCTTGATTGGAAAATCTAACTAGCATTGGGTCTAATGCACCACCACTTAAAGGCACTGCACCACCTACTATTAAATGTCTATCTGGAAAAGATACTGCAATTGTTCTAATTTTAGTAGGGATGCCACTAGCACCACCTAAACTAGAAGCCAAAACTGCTCTAGCACTGTCACCAGCAGAAGTATCCCAATAATATAATTGACCACCTCTGTTGTTAATTAATACATCATCACCCCATAATTCAAGTGACCAATTTGTTGCATCTATGTTAACTGTACTTGATGCTACGCTTCTAGCAGTTCCCCAAGTACTTTCACCCCAAGAACCAACACCAAAACCAGTGGCTGGATCAGAACTTTCAAAGCCAACTCCATCAGAGTTACCAATTAAATACTGTATGTCTATTGCAGTACCACCACCAGTAGCTCCAGAACTTGCCTGGCTGCCTGCGACAAATGTATAAGAATTATCATCTACCTTAGTTATCTGATAGCCTTCTAATCTATTAATTGTATCTGCACTTATTCCACCAACTGCAGTAGCTTGTTTTATAACTATAAAATCACCAGTTTGTGCACCATGACCAGTATCTGTGACAGTTACAACTGAACTACTACTTGTTGTAACCAAAGGATTAGTTAAGTTTTCTGAAGTTTTTCTAAGAGGCGTAATATCATAAAACACACTATTATTAATTACATACAAATGGTTATGTGTACCTACAACAATTCTATCAAAGCTATCAGTTGTGGCTCTCCAGGCAACTAAATGTTTTGGAGTTCCTGTTATAGTAGTAGTTGTTGCTTGATCAGCATTGAAAGAGTATGTTTCTTCTAGCCATCCACCTATTTTTTCTGGAAAACCATTTCTAAATCTTACTAGATTACCATCTGTATAAAATCCAGCTTGACCAGAAGCATATTCTGTAATGTCTTTTACTATTCCAGCTTTGAATTTTAATGGCACTAAAGGCATTAGGCTACATTCCTCATTCTTTCACAAAGTCTTTGTGCTCTATTTGGAACTTGTTTTGCCCATTTAGAATCTTCCATTTGGATTGCCGCTTCAATCCAGTTAGCATCCATTACTGCGGCGTGCATCTTGGAAAATTGACTTAATCTTGGTCTTCCTAGATTAAACATCATATTTGCAATAATTAATTGTGCTTCTTCTGGCAGTATATAAAAATCATCATAAAGTATTGTGCAGTCATCTATAACTTTCTCAATATCTTCTGCAAAACACTCATCAACTCTTTCTTTTGACACTTCAGTTCCAACTTCCATATCATTTTCTGGATCTTTTGCTCTGCACAAGTGACCAATACCAAACGTCTTATATCCTAGATGATCTAAGTATATTTCGTACTTTACTCCTTCGTCAGCAATCAATTCATTTTTTAATGTATCAATGTTCATCTATCTTCCTTGTCTTTTTCTCAAACAACTTACATGACGATAATAGAAATAATTACCAATCTTATTAAAAAATTTAGCTAAACTCAACCAAAACCACATCATTTTGTTAAACCTTTATACTTCTCAAAACTGCGGAGCCCGCCAAGTCCCAGCATTCCCATCAAAACAGTCATAAGTGAACCCATATCAAAACTTGGCAATTCTGGTATTTCTACTGCTAGATATGCACATATAAACATAGTTACTGGTGCTAATACAAAATGCCAACATAGAGCAATGCCACAGGTCCAGCCAATAAATGGTCTCCAGCCAGCCACAAAGATTGATCTATGTTTGGCTTCAGTTTGATTTATAGCTAACTGCCCTTTTGCCAGTTCCTGAGCATGTGTCTCAGCCATTGTTGCCACCTCATGTGCCAACTTGTTTTTCATGTCCTTATCTTCTATAAACTTACCAAGAAGATTAGATACGGGTCCAATTAACGCCGTGAGCATGTGCATTCCTTTCGTCTAAACTTACTATCTATCCATACTTTGCCATAGTATAGAATAAATATCCACATAGTAAATAATACGCCTTCTATATAACTAAGATCATTCCAAGCATCTAGTATCATATTTTCCATTTAAGTCTCCCTGCAGGTAATTTCTGACATCTATACATAGTTGGCTTCCATAGTGGATAATAATTATGAACTTGTCTGCTTATTTCTAATGCTCTTTGTTTACAGGCAAATTCAGTTTCATACGGGCCAGTTTGATCTTCTAAAATTTGACAATTATTTGGTGACCCTATTACACAAATTGTAACTAAGGCTTTGAACATTATTTTTTACTCATAAAAGCAGAAGCACCCATATATGCACCTACAATTCCTGCACCAGAAATATAAAATAGATTACTTATATCCGCCAACGCTTTTAATCTTTCTATATCTACAAAAAACATAGCAACAGTAAATAAACCCATTGCTATTAAAGTTGCTCTTGCAATTCTTAGTTGTGCCAATTGTTTTCTTAAAACTTGTTCTGTTTCTTTAATAGATGTGGCGATTGCCAATTCTTCATCTGTTACAACACCATCATTATTAATATCGTATTTATTATATTTACTATTTTTTTCTAAACCTTTTTTCATATAATTACCTAAAAGGTTCACCACAAAACCAAGCAACCAAAGAATATCTAGTTCCTTTTGTAACTGGTCTAACTTTATGTACCATATAAGATGGAAACACTATAACAGTTCCAGTTTTTTCTTTAATTAATCTTTTACTATCAAAGAATTCAAATTCGCCACCTTCATAATCTTCATTAAGCACTATAGTCATAGATAACTTTCTTGTTTTACCATGTAGAAATTTATTGTTAGGCACATTATATGCAGTAAATCCATTGCCATCAAAATGGAAATCGTAATGTCCATTCTTTTTGTATCTAGTTATTTGCATAGCTTCACATGAATCTACATTGAAGTTCCAATTTGCATTTTTATTTGCAGTAGCAACATAATCCCAACCAATTTCGTAAAGCCAATCATCATTTGACCAAACCACATCACTTATTCTTGACTTTGGGTCTACTGATTTTTCTGATACAACATTACGTTGTATTTTAGCCTCTTGCCATTTATCTTTGCCTAAATTTATTATATCTTGGCAAATTTCTTTATTGATTGCATTTTCAAAAACCCAAAAATTAAATTCTGCATTTTCAAATTTTTTTTGGTTAGTATCTAGTTTAATTACATTCATGGGTTATCAAGTGTTAGTTCATCATCTACAAAATACATATTAATCATAGCAATAGTATCCCATTGGCTATAATCAATTGGTGCTATTTGCGTTTCTGGGTCATCATAATTATAATTTTGCAAACTCCAAATACTTGTATCTAAATCACTAGGTAAAACTCCATCAGAAGCTGAACCTAAACATTGTGAAGTATTATTATTAACTATTACTTTATGTAGAGCCATATACTGTTCCATTATTTGTTAATGTTCTTGATGTGCCTGTTATAGCCGCACCACCTGAACCTCCCGGCCATGCACTTGAGGTTGGATACCATCCTTTACCACCAGAAGCTCCCCAGCCTCCGCCTCCTCCGCCTCCACCCATGTCTCCTCCAACATTAGGTGCATTAGAACCAGCATTTCCTCCAGAGCCACCAGATCCACCTGGTCCGCTATTAGAACCACCAGCTCCTCCAGAACCTGGAAGTATTCTACCACCTCCACCACCACCTTGACCTCCAGAGAATGTTGTAGCAGAACCACCACCACCAGCACCTCCACCAGCACCAGAGCCAGTACCAGAACCACTAGCTCCAGAATTACCTATAGAGCCACCTGCACCTCCGGGTCCATGTCCAGCTCCACCACCAGCGCCGCCTCCACCAGTACCATTTCTACCTCTACCTCCTCCTCCACCACCTCCTGCGATGAATGCACCAGAGTTATTAATAATAGTTACGCCTGATGTTGTGACATTAATAGCGGGTCCTCCATTATAACCATTACCAGCACCACCTTTGCCTATGATATAACCATCGTTAATTATGGTACAAGGTATATTGATTACCATTCCTGCAGTAGATGTGCTATCAGACCAGATATATACACCACTGCCAATTCTCAATGTTTCTCCAGAGGATATGTAACTTGATACTGTTATTTGTTGAGCACTACTAGATATAACTGTCTCTGCTTGAGTGCCACCAAAATCTGCTGACATTGTAATTGCACCAGAAGAAGGTGCATTACCTTGCCCATAGTATTCAGATAGAGATGCAGGATTAGAACCACCATACTCTGTTTGTATTTGTGATATACTTATTGCTGAGCCAACTGCAGGGAGAGCCATTAACTACACTCCTTTTAATTCATTTATTTCTTTTTTAAGTTCTTTGATTGCTTCAATAAGAACTGACGTTATCTTACCATAATC